CTGAGATTTTCGGCGAGAATGCAATTTTGAGCCGTGACCAGATTCAACACGTTGTTGATGAACGGTCAGTTCCTTATCCCTTCTGGTTTGTTACTCGCCAAGAGTTTCGTTCCGGTCGTGGTCAATACCGACTTCCTGATGCACCGAATGCCGTGCGTACTGCAACACCTGCTGTTGATGTTGAAGAACCTGCCGTTGTCGAATTGACACAAACTGCCACAGTCCATGTTCTCCGTCAAAAGAAACTGGAAGATCATGCAGATACTTCCATTCCCGAAAAATACCAAGGCTATGTTCCTTTTGGTTTCTACAAAGACCTGACCTCTATTGTACTTTCACAGGAATTCTTCCCTGTGTTTATCACTGGTATGTCAGGCAATGGCAAAACCCTCATGGTTGAACAAGTGTGTGCCACACTCAAACGTGAATGTATCCGTGTGAACATCTCCGTTGAAACCGATGAATCTGACCTGATTGGTGGTCCTACACTGGTCGATGGTAACGTGGTGTACCGTGATGGTCCTGTTATGACTGCCATGAAACGTGGTGCCATCCTGTTGATTGATGAAGTTGACCGTGGCTCCAACAAACTCATGTGCCTCCAAGGTATTCTCGAAGGCAAACCTTACTTCAACAAAAAGTCTGGTGAGTACATCTATCCAAAACGTGGCTTCAACGTTGTTGCTACTGCAAACACCAAAGGCCGTGGCTCGGAAGAAGGTCGTTACCTCTCACAAATTCTTGATGATGCGTTCCTTGAGCGTTTCAACATTACCGTTGAACAGGAATATCCAGAGTCCAAAGTTGAACTCAAGATTCTGAAACCTCTCTTGAATGATGATGAGTTTGCCGAGAACCTTGTGAAGTGGGCTGATGTGATTCGTAAAACATTTGCCGAAGGTGGTGTTGATGAAATTATCTCCACTCGCCGTTTGGTTCACATTGCAAAGACCTATTCGATCTTTAAAGACCGTCAGAAGGCAATTCAACTCTGTGTGAACCGTTTTGACCAAGAAACCAAGGATTCTTTCCTTGACCTGTATGCCAAAGTGGACATTAAGGTTGCGGAAGCAAACACCGCACCTGTGATACCCACCTCACCTGATGATGAAGTGCCATTCTAAACGGTATTTCTCTAACACACTGGTTGCCACCAGACTTCCAGTGTGTTACACTTGAATCTGGTAATTCTCTTTTGAAAAGGATATATTATGCGTACCAATACTAAAATCAACCGTCACGAAAAAATTGCTTGTGTTATGCTCTCTGGCAAGCCTGTCTCTCCCGCTGAGATTGAAGCGTGTTTCAAGGGCACCGACCAAGAAGGTGTTCTCTATCGCCTCTCCACTAACATCTACAACATCCGCAAGGACGGTGGAATTGTCCGTGTACACAAAGATGGTCGAAAAGTGACTGCATATCAGTTGGTGAACTTTGATGAATTCTCACCTGAGGGCCGTTACATTGGCAAAGTGAAACCTGTTCAGCCTGTTGCACCTGTTGCACCAGTCAAACGTGAAAAGCAAAAATCTACTGAAACCAACGATATTGCACAAGAGACTGTGTAATGGCAATCAATACTCCTAACTGGGGTATTGACCCATATACTGATTTCAATTTCAAATATAAAGACATTGCAATCGGTGGTAAGTTGGTGCAAGGTACGATACGTATACCTGAACACAAAATGGTAGATGTTCGTTCAGACCATGAATTGAAACAATATCTGAGGTCATCAATGGCTCAACAAATGGGTGAATATATGATTTCAAATGGTCTTGTCGAATTCACACAAATGCGTGACAATATAACATATGATACCATTGTGAAGGCTCGTTGTTACCTTGCACCAAATGACCAAATTAAAATCTTGAGGATGCATTATGCTGGTACTTAAAGATATTGATATAGACCACATAAATCATATCAAAAAAGTTTTGTTTGCACAACTGAATGTATTGTTCGGTCAAATTCCACGGGAATTGGATACTTTTCTACGTGACAAAGCAATTCTCACGGGCGGTGCAATTTCTTCACTCATGCATGATGAACCACCTAAAGACTATGATTTGTATCTACAGGATAAAAATGACATAATGAACTTCAAACAATATGTTCATGGCATGGATAAAGAATTTATTCAAGATGCTGATGAAAAATATGTTGAAGTACAGGTCGAAGGTAAATTGGTGACTGCAAATGCCACCACATTTAAAAATGGCCTTCAAGTGATTACACTTGCTACTGCTGATTCACGAAGCACATTTGATTTTGTGCATTGTATGCCGTGGTATAAAATTTCAGACCACAAACTTTATATTTCGAAGAAGCAATACAATGCAATTCTAAACAAACAGTTGATTAAGAATGAGCATCCAAATGCTTATGCACTTTCAACCAAACGTATTGAAAAATATACAGCCAAAGGATGGAAATTTAAATGAAACTTAAATGTGGACCAAAAGACTATTCAGGTAAAATGCAATGGCACGATTGGTTCGCATGGTTTCCAGTTACTGTGGCAAACAATGACTGTCGATGGCTTGAAACTGTTGACAGGCGTGGTAACATAGAATATACTATGGATGGTCGTCCGTATTGGAACTTTGAATACAAAGCAAAAGGAATTTAAAATGGAATTTTTTCACTTCTATCTTGATGCATGGAAATTTTGTACAGACAATCATATTGATACAAACAACATTAAGCGCCGAGATTGGGCGACATGGGTGGTAGAAATAGATGCGCCGGAGGAGATTTAAAACCATTAAAAGTAGGTCTGCGATTTCAAAAAGAATTGATAAATGGTTTTCTTCGATTCGGATGGCTGGAGGCCATAGTAAAACAAGAAGAAATAAAAAGAATGAAATTATATGGGCAGGACAAATGGCTAGAGCAAAAGTGAAAAATAGAAGATCAAAATGGTGGAGAAATGAAGGTATACAAATGAATGACGAAAAAGTAAATGACATTTTCTTGGGTGCAAATGACATTGCAGACCTATTTTTGACAAAAATGCTACAAGAGCGTTTTGAACGTGGTGTTGAGACCTATCAAAACAGACTGAGCATGTATGCATCAAAGAAAGAATGGATGGACTATATTGATACTATCCAAGACCTCCGCCGTTTTCAATATGAAAATGGTAGTGGCTATTTCTTTGATGACGAATCACTGTCATATCTATATTTCAACATTCACTCAACACATGTATCCGTTGAACTTGTGGGTGATGATGAATTCGTCAAACAATATGAAAAACAATTCGAAAAAGATTTTGAGTTTGTAACAAACCAAATCGAATGGATTTATGCCGCTGATGGTTCTTCTATTGAGATTCCACTCCGCCATGACCGTATGCCCGTTGAAGAAATGTACCCGTTTCTTGATGGTCAAACACTCGCCGAATTCTACGATAACTTCATGCATTCGTCCGCATCTATTCTGTTGTTGATTGGACCACCAGGTACTGGTAAGACTACATTCATCCGTGGTCTACTACAACACTCTGAAGCATCTGCCATTGTGTCTTATGATTCAAATGTGTTGGAAAAAGATTATGTGTTCGCCAACTTTATTGAAGGTGAAAAGAACGTTCTCGTTCTCGAAGATGCAGATATGTTCTTGAAAGCACGTGCTGAAGGTAACACAATGATGCACAAGTTTCTGAACGTTGGTGATGGTCTTGTGACTACACGTAACAAGAAACTAATTTTCTCCACTAACCTTCCATCTATTCGTGATATTGATCCTGCACTGATTCGTCCAGGTCGTTGCTATGACATTCTACACTTTGAAGAACTGAGCCAAGTGCAAGCCGAAAAGTTGGCAACAAAAGTTGGAACTAAATTGAACCGTGAGCGTGAATCATGGTCTATCGCCGATGTGTTTTTTGAACAAAACACAAACACAAAGAAAACAATTGAACGTAAAATGGGGTTTATATGAAATATGAAATTTCCGACCAACTTCAACAATATCAATACTTCCTCGATGTTGAAGATGTTCGTGGACTAAAACATGTCACACTTTCCATCAAATACCAAGGTGCAAAGTTTCCTGATGCCATACAGTCTAAGGTTGAGTTTTTCCTGAACCCTGGTGAATGGAATCGACTGGTCGACACTCTGGCTAGCATTAAGTGATCCAGGCGCTCCAGGACGATCCTGGTGCGCCTTTTTCTGTTGTTTTTTTGCAACAAACGTGAAATAACACTTGCCATTTTACTTGGTTTATGTTATAATATATTATGAACGCAAATTATTTTCGTATGTTAATCTCGGATGAGATTCGTGAAACACTTATGTGGGCTGGATTAGCCACGAATTTTAAAGATATAAAAACCAAAGAAGTTGATTCAAAAGGTAAAACCTTCTATCGCCTAAAAATGATTGAAGGTGAGATTTTGGTGTATTCACCGAAGGTAATTTATATCAATGGCCACAAAACCCATTCAGTGAATGAGGCTAAAAGGCACCTTCAGTACAATTACATTGAAAAACTTTAGACATGGTATTCTATGAAATGCATATTGCACTGCAACAAAATCTCCTATATAATATAAGTAGTAACGCTAATATGGTTACCGCTTTTATTAACCCTCGCTAAATTTAGGAGAAAAAAATGTTCGCAACAGACACATTCATCGATACCGTCCAAGGTTCCAAAAAGTATTTTGTATCCGCTTTCATCACTGATGAAAAGATTCGTAAGCCACTTAACGCATTTGTTGATGCACAAACTGCATTCACAAAACAAATCGTAAAATCATTCACGGATATTTCCACACACATTACAGAAGAAGCAACTGTGGCTGTTCAAAAAGCCGCTAAAGCTGTCTAAATAATTGGAGACAAATATGTCTTTAATTAAACAAGCATTGGAAATGATTTGCGATTTTCTAGCCGAATTTCGTAAGAATCCAAAGAATACAGGAATGTACTAACATGCAAGAAAAAATTGAACAAGAATTTGATAAGATGATTGCTGAAATGCAAGCATTGGAAAAAAGAATTCAAGAATTGAATATCGATGGTATTCGTGTAAACGAAGAATTGTCCGCAACAGTTGAAATTTTAAAGAATCAGATTGATGCCGTGACACCTAAATAAACCATCTGAAACAATTCTGGTTTTATTATGGACAATTTTGAGTTATTCCTGGAACAGGTAAAGATATATCAAGAAATCGAAGAACGCCGAAAAAAGAGGCTTTATGCCTTGATATTCGGCGTTTTTTGTTTTATGATGTTGGTTGGTTTTTATTTTTTTTATTGAGAGGTTATTATGTCTACATTCGTTGAAGTTAATTCGATTGCACCTAAAAACTGCAAACTCATTGTCAATCTTGACAATATCATTGAGATTGCGCCACTTGTTGCTGGTGGTTGCGTTCTTTATTTCTCTGCAATTGAAGCTGGTGGTCCACGTACCATGACAGTTTCTGATAACTACACACAATTCTTGCAATTTGCAATGCAAACAGTTTCTGCTGATGATATTGCAAAACGTTTTCCTAAAGCAAAGAAAGAAACAAACGCCATCAAACCACAAGAAGAAGGCAAGGGTGTTGAGTTTAACATTCCTACATTCGGCGGATAATGTATAATATTCTAACAGGCGTTTTTGGTTGGATCAAAGATGATTATCGTACTCATCCTGTTCGGTTTATCATTGAGTTGCTTGCTTGGGCTATTTCTATTGGTTGTTCGATCACCATGGCTCTTACTGTACCTAACCCGCCACTCATGGTGCTATATCCCATCTGGATTGTTGGCTGTAGCCTCTATGCTTGGGCTGCTTTTAGTAGGAAATCTTTTGGTATGCTCGCTAACTACCTGTTACTTGTGACAATTGATTCTGTTGGTTTGATTAGAATGGTTCTATGAAAATTAAAATCTTCATTGTAACGTGGCAGGATCCATTAGCACTGGAAGTAAACCTTCATACGCTATTTGAAGGTTTTAATCATATACCAGAAGGTGTTGATATTCACGTTAACATCATCAACAACCACACAAACTTCACAATTGATCCACGGTTTTCACAACATGTAAATGTGATACACAATCGTGGTACACCAGACTTTGCAACTGCCATGCTTGCACGTATGTGGAACATGGCACTCATTCATGGTTTCAAAAATCTAAATGAGCCTGATGCTGATATCATTGTCACTGCACAAGATGATACGATTTGGAACTATGATTGGATTCCACGATTGCTCGGTGTGATGAAAGAATATGATTTTTATGCTGATGATGCCGGTGATATGGTGTGTGCATATACACCAAACGCAGTGAAGAAGATTGGTATGTGGGATGAACGCTTTCATTATGGATTCGGTGAAGGTGATTATTTTCTCAGAGCAATAAAATACTTACCAGAAAAATCTTCAATCAATGATTTTGCACATGGTCGTGTGTGGGAGCCAACACTACACCTTGCAAAGCGTCCAGAACCACATACCGAACGATATGAGGAACAATCTCGTTCACACAAATACAGAGGTCTTTCATGGGCTAATTTCCTATACAAATGGAGATTCATGGAAATGGAAGGAAGATGGCCCGAAAATATTCAAGAAATGGTATTGACAACGCCTGTGGTTCCTGCTACAATATTGTATCCATATTTTGAAATGAACATTGAAAACCTAAAAGAAAAAGGATACATTGTAGATGAGGTACAGACTTAAATTATACCTTAAATATTGGTGGACACTCTGGGCTAAAGCATTGGGTGAGAAAGCACATCCAAATGACCACAAAGCCGATAAGGTTGCCATCATACGCACTCTTATTGTATTATTGTACATCATTACAAACTTTTTTATTATTGCAGGCGTAATCCACCATTGGTGAAAACATGAACATCTTCTATCTTGACCCACATCCAAAAACTTGTGCTGAGATGCATATCTCAAAACATGTTGTCAAAATGATTATTGAGTATGCACAACTTATGTCAACTGCACATCGTGTGATTGACGGTGAAGAATACATCGATGCATCATCTGGCCGTAAAATCAAACGCTGGCGCCTTGATGATGAACGTGAGCAACAGTTGATGAAGGCATCACACATCAATCATCCTTCCGCTATCTGGTGCCGTATGAATCTGTCCAACTATCACTGGCTCTACCGCATGTGGCTACACTTGCTAGAAGAATACACGTTTCGTTACGGTAAAATTCATGCATGTGCAAGGCTCAAAGATGCCCTCCGTTTTCCTCCAACCAAAATTAAAATCGGTGACTTCACTGAACCGACACCAGCAATGCCAAATGATATAAAAATTCCAGGTAATTCATTGGCGTCCTATCACAACTACTACAATATTTCAAAGCGTGGCTTTGCAACATGGCAAGGCAAAATCAATTCACGCCCAACTCCAACATGGTATCAACAATGAGAAATACACAAACGGTAATGGCCGTACTTCAAGAAGAATGTGCAGAAGTGATTCAAGCAGTATCTAAAATCAACCGTTTTGGAATGCATGGCGAATGGCAAGGTGTCACGAATAGACAGTCACTTATCACAGAGATTGGTGACGTTTTAGCAATTATCAAAGTTCTGATGGAAGAAACCGATATAAATATCACTGAGAATGATTTAAATATCGCCATTGAGGCTAAACTTAAAAAACTTGAGGTATTCCTACCATATGATTCTTGATAATTTTTTCCCATCGGTTGTTGCACGTGAAGAACATCCAGAATGGGTTGATACACTCTTACCTAGAGTGAAAAACTATTTTGAAACACAACCATCGAATCCAGATTTTTATGCGAACGGTAAGACCACGCATAATATGCATCTGGATTTACCTACACATCCAGACTATTCTGAATTCTGTAAATTTATTATCGGTAAAGGCCGTGAGTTCTTGGAAATACAAGGTTATGATCCAGGTCCAATTAAATTTAATCCATATTTCTTTCTGAACTACTTTTTAGAAGGTAGCGCACATCCAAAACATGTACATTCACAATGTACCATCTCTGGTATTTTCTACCTGCAAACTCCACCAGGTTCCGCTGATATTAGATTTTCACCTAATCAACCATTCAGAGATTTTTTTGATTACATGTTTCATGTAAAAGATCCAACAAACTGGTACGCATACAAACACTTCGATTACAAACCATATCCAGGTCTCTTGCTGATGTGGCCTGCATGGCTTTACCATGAGGTTATGCCAAATCAATCCACCGATCCACGTATTTCAATTGTATTTAATTTATAATGCCTACTTACACATTTAAAAACTCAAACACCGGTGAAGTTGAAGAACATATTCTTAGACTTTCTGAGTATGACAAATTCAAAGAAGATAACACACACCTGGAACGTTACTTTGCTCCAGAAGATTTGCCTAGGTTCTCGGATGCGGCTCGTATGAGCGTTCCAGGAACCAAGTCTTACGATTCAGCATTTGAGAAAGGGGTTATTCAACGTATCAAGGATACTGTCCCAGGAAACACGTTAGCGAAATCTCACAAAACGAAAATGGGCAGGGAATGGTAATCAACTAACAACAAGAGGTATTAATGGCCAGCAGAAAAACTCCAGTCCAAAAAAGGAATGATGTTATTAATATGGATGAATATACACATACACATCAACCTGCAATAAACAATACACTAAAAATCAAATTAGATCATCTAAAAACGTTCGAGCCATTGACAGAGAATCAAAGATTGTTCTTTGATGCTTATAAAAAGGGAGACTATTTCTTAGCATTACATGGCGTAGCAGGTACCGGTAAAACTTTTTGTGCATTGTATAAGGCACTAGAAGAAGTTCTAGATAAAAATAATCCATTCAAGAAAGTTATCATTGTTCGTTCTGCTGTACAATCTAGGGAAATTGGACATTTACCTGGAGATGTAACAGAGAAGATGGAAATTTATCAGCAACCATATGTTCAAATTGCAGATACACTTTTTGGTAGAAAAGATGCGTATCAAAGATTATCTGAGCAAGGTTTCGTGGAATTTATTTCAACATCTTTCATTCGTGGTATGTCATTTGATGATGCAATTATTATTGTTGATGAAATGCAAAACATGACATTCGAGGAGATTGACACTGTAATGACCCGTGTTGGCTATCGTTCAAAGATTATCTGGTGTGGCGATTATCGTCAAACAGACTTGAACAAGAAGAAGAATGATGTATCGGGTATTCTTAAATTCTTTGATGTTGCATATCACATGAATGCATTTACAAAAATAGAATTTACCGTTGATGATATTGTCCGTAGTTCTCTCGTTAAGGACTACATTATCGCCAAACTTAAATATGAGGATGCAGAATGAGTACCGAACAAGACAAAATCAAACACAGCAAGCGTATTCATGCTGATGAAACGGCTATAAAGAAACAGGTGAAGATTGCAAAGTCGCATGGAATTGAAGTGAAAGAGCCACACAAGTTGGCTAAACACCATGCATTAGACTGTGGCCGTCCTGGTTGTATCATGTGTGGAAATCCACGCAAAATTTGGAAAGAAGAAACGATACAAGAGAAGCGTTTCAAACAACATGAGGTTGAATTAGAATAATATGTTTACACATTGCCCACCAATGGTCCTTCCTGACCTAAAATCGGAAACACACTCTGACGGTAAACGCTATTACACTTCACCTAGCGGTAAACGCTTGCCATCGGTTACGACTGTTGTTGGTGCAATGAAGAAACAAGCAATCATGGAGTGGAGAAATAGGGTTGGTGAAGTTGAAGCCAACCGAGTCTCCAAACTTGCCACCGGCAGAGGTAACCGTGTGCATGACCTTGCAGAACGGTATCTAAAGAATGAACGCATTGATTGGATGCGTGAAATGCCTGATGCTGTGGAGATGTTCCGCACCTTAATCCCTTCTATACAAAGAATCAACAACATACATTACATTGAACAGTCACTCTGGTCTGAACGCATCGGTTTGGCTGGTCGTGTTGACTTGATTGCTGAATGGGATGGTGTATTGTCGGTCATTGACTTCAAGACCTCTAAGAAAATCAAAAAATCTGAAGATATTCAAGATTATTTTGCACAATGTACTGCATATTCTGGTATGTATGAGGAACATGTTGGTGTTCCTATTGAGCAAATTGTTATTGTTATGGCAGTGGAGAATGAGGAACCTCTGATTTTTGTTGAGAAGGTGGAGAATCACATAAATACTCTAATCGAGCATATAACCTTTTACAGAAATAACAAATAGATGCCTAAAGTACAATCATCCGGCCAAATTAGTTTTTCCGATTTAAAGTCTGTCTTTGGTGGGCCGGCCGGCACAGCTATACCTCTGAGTAATTATTATTCTGGTGGCTCATATGTTGCCGCAAACACTAGAATAAACGATACAATCGGTACGTATGTGCCGACCAGTGGACAGATAAGTTTAACTTCATTTTATTCCGCAAATACGACTCAAGGTGATGGGTGGAAATATGCATTATATCGTTTGAATATAGATAGACGTTTTCATACTCTGAGAAAGTTACTAAAAGACAGTTCCGGTTTCTTATATTTGATAGGTACCACAAATATTATGTTCGGATCCAGTTTTATTATAACTAAAATTAATCCATCAGATTATAGTATTGTTTGGAGTAGAACCTTCGGTAACGATTCTGGTGAAGAATGTTATGATGCTTGTATAGATTCTGCTGATAATATAATACTTGTCGGTAGATTTGAAGCTGGAGGTTCATACACTGTTGTTGGTCAAGATATACAAGATAGCGCCTTAATCGTAAAATACAACAGTTCCGGTGTTTTGCAATGGTCTCGCCGATTTGGTGGTATGTGGGACGATGAATTTTGGAGCGTGACAACAGACGGCACGAATAGCATATATGTTGGCGGCCGTTCGCAAAGTATAGAAGGATCAACTACCTCAAGGAGTTTTAGTGGGGCCCAATCAATTATTGTAAAATACAATTCTTCTGGAACCCTTCAATGGCAAAGATCGTTAACTTTGAGTGGTGGTACCGGCGAAATCATTGAAGGAATTTGTTTTTCTACAGGATCAGGATTATTATATACTTATCTAGATGGATTCAATTTCAGTGGAACACTATTATCGCAATATAATTCATCTGGTGTTTTACAATGGCAAAAAAGAATAGCTGGCCTTCAAAGTATGTTTGCAAGTCGGATAATACCGAACAGCGTAGGTGGAGTATATTTGTTAGCATATGCCAGCTTCGAAGCCGCTGGTGCTGGTAGTAGAGATATATTATTATTCAATATAGATTCATCTGGAAATGTTATATGGGCTCGATTTGTTGGTGGAACTGGAAGTGAAACTCCGACTGAGATTAATTTAGATTCTTCAAGCAATATCTATATAACTGGACAAACAACCAGTCAACCATATGGTACTTATGATGGAATGGTGATAAAATATAACAGTTCCGGTGTTCTGCAATGGGTAACCGCCGGAGGAACCGCACAAACATCTACGCTTGGAACATATGAAAGTTTTTATTCGGCAGAAGTAGTAAATGATTATATTTATGTTGGTGCTCAAATGGTACAATTTCCAAATACAGCTAGTGCAAACATTGCTTATGGAATTCATAAATTTGATCCATCTCTAACGTTAACATCAATAAGACCACCAACTGCCGGTTCACTTTTATATGATGGTCAATCCTTGTTTAGAAAAAGTTTCCAAGACGCTAACGCAGTTAGTTCTTACACTGTGACGAATGGAGCCTTTACTGATTACGCTAGAACCTTGGAAATAAATAGTGTTTCAGCCACAGAACGTGCCGCACCAAATGCGGCAACTATTTCTACAGGATCAATATTTTAAAGGAAAAAATAAATGTATGCAAGAGTAAAAGACGGAATAGCAGTTGAATATCCATTATTTGAAGGAGATTTGCAAAGGAGATTTCCCGAGTTGAATTTTCCTATGGATATGTATGGCACTCCAATTCCGCAAGGATATGTTCGTGTGAAAATGTACACACCAAATTTTGATAACAATTTCGATTACACAGAAGTGATGCCTATATTGGTGAACGGAGAATATAGACAAGAATATGAAGCAATTCCTTTAACGGACGAACAAAAACAACAAAGACTTGATTTTGTTTCATTCAAAGTAAGAGAAAAGAGGAATGATTTGCTTGCGAAAAGTGATGTTTATCTAGTTTTGGATAGATGGAATAAATACACAGAAAAACAAAAAGAAGATTGGACAAATTACAGACAATCTTTAAGGGATATCACAACACAAGAAGGATTCCCATACAATACAGTATGGCCAGATAAAAAATTCTTCAGCTAAACTAATTAGTTCATAATCTGGTAATTATAGAACTAAACACTTGCCAACTGAATAAAAATAATGTATAATAGTGTTATGGTTGTATGAAGCAACTAGAAACGGA